CAAATAAATGAGCATCTATACATCCACATGGTGCATTTTTTTCTTTTATTTGACTGATTAAAAAATTAGCTGTTACATTATTTATAGCGTATGCATGTGTACCTGAAATTCTATGTACTGGTACTACCTTTTGTGGAGCCCCTGCTTTTGTATGATTATATCTTACTGGATCAAGCACACGATAACCTAATCCAACAAGCATCATATCAGGTACGTCGATATCAGGTTTGTGTAGCATAACCGCATCATGTTCAAGTATGACAGCAGCTGCAATCTTATTTTTTACAATGTCATTCCATATCGCATGATGACTTGCAGTACACGCCGCAGCTTTTGCTTGTTTACTATGAGCAGGAAAATTAGCACCGTTCAATGGATCAAATAAACCGAGTTTTGTCCATATTTCATGCTTACTCATATTACAAAAGCCATCCCAATATTGCCATGGCATATCAACTTTGTCACACGACTCAGCTGTTATTTTTGCATACTTATGAGAGATCTCTGATTCATGACGTAAGATATAAGCTTTTTGTGGTCTAGTATTCATACCCAAATAACTCACAATCTTTTTGTAAAACAACTTTCAATCGTGATAGCTGATCATCATTAAAATATGTTTTATAATCTTTTTCTCGTTCGGTCTTATTAAAGACTGGAAACTTTACATCTATTCCAAATACGTCACTTAACTTTTCTTCAGCTTCAATTAGATTTTCTAATTTAAAAACATCATCGACAATCTTTACATCATTTTTGTATGCGTATTTCCATTGTGGTATAAAATGAGCACCGTTTGGATTTTCATACATTGAAATGACTTTATCTAATGTAAAGTTTCTTTTCATTCTTTGATGCAGCCACTTCCATTCGCTAATTACTCTATCGTACGGATTACGAACGATTGTAAAACTATAATTTACTTGTTGCCAAAGTTTTTCTTGAATTATAGCTTCGCACGTTGCATGTTGACTTTCGTATGGAAATGATCTTAAACGAGTTGATATAATATACTTTTGTCTTTGATCGGCTGTTAAATGTCTACTTAATTCATGATGATCTACATTTAGGCCATCATCATTCAAAAAGAATATTTCAATAGATGTACCACCAGCTTTCGGTGTATGAAAGAAAAACGCATTATGCTTCGGTATAAACATTATACAACCTCGAACATTTCAGGATATGTTTCGTACATGTGAGACAGAACAACTTCTTCATCATATACTGGATAATTATCTTTTACCCAAAATAATGTTTCATTAAAACTATCAATCGTTTCGTCACGTATACTCTTTGGTATTGCAATCACTTGACCAAGTATGTGTGTATTGAGTCTTCGAAAAGGTGTGTCTCCTAGCATAAATGGATTCTTATGCATTTTACGATATTGATTGACTACGATTTTGTCTTTCATTTTTGATTTGATAAGATCAAAATTACGTGCTGAAACGCAATCAACCCACACCGCATCATCATCAATTTGTTTTGTTAAGAGTATTTTACTGCACCATATACGACTAAGTTGTGTCATCGTTTCAGGCGTTACTTCAATGCCAAATTTTAAATGACAAGGTGAACGTGTAAAATCATCGATGTGTTCGCTAGCAGGAGGAGAACAGATGATTTCGGTAGGAGCAATATCTCTCTTTACATCAGTAAAGAGTATATCAACATTCTTTTTTCGTAGTTCCGTGAGATGTTTTTTGGCAGATTGTTTTGGATTATTATCTACTGGCCAATACGCTGAAAATACTTTCATTTATATACAAGTTCAGTATCCATACTATCGATTTTTTTATAGCTATATCCAATCGATGCATATAATTCACACACTTTATTTACTAAGAGAGGCTTCGAATGTTTATGTTCGAACATAATTCTTTTTGGATAGTATCGAGTTTCTTTATCTGTAAGATAAGAAAATAAATGATGCAGAATTTGATGATCACCGCCCTCAACATCTATTTTTAGAAAATCGACGGCACCAACGTTGTATTGATCAAATAATTCACCGATCGGTATTTGTGGTATTTTCTTTGATACGTATAAATGTTCCTTTTTAAATCTAATTGCGTCCGGATGCATTTCATCGATACGACTACACCCTTTCCACCAAAACGGGAGATCATGTTCTTCTATGACCTCAGGTGGCATATAGTATATTATACTTTCTCTGCGTTTATTATCGAGAGAGACAGCAGCATTTATCTTTTGTACATTTGGTTTTTCAGGAAGTTTGTCGAGATAAAAATCTAAAGGTTCGATTGTTAATCCAATAGCAGAATGATCGCATTCTTCAATAAGTGTTCTGAAGTCGCTAGTGCCGATCTCAATAAAATCATAATCTATTTTATTGTCCACCATGTGGCAAATTCCTCACTTGTAGTTTCAATTTTTTTATCATATTTTTCACAAAACTCTGTCACAGCGGGTATGATTCCGTATATATGACCACGCTTTTTATTACCTTCGATATAATCGTGGCCAGAAATGATTCCATTCTTTTTTACTTTTGGATACCATGCGGCAATATCACTTGATACTGCTTCGTATGTATGATCGCCATCGAGATAAACGAAATCTATAGATTCATCTTCAAATTGTTTTGCAGCTTCAATACTAAAATCGCGGATGAGAATACCGGGTTTGATTTTTCGATTGATTTTTTCATACAAAACATCTAATGATTCTTGTGTTGAAAATTCAGAACCGGGAGGAGCATCATTATAGATTACATATGGATCAACACCATAAAACTGTGTTGGATTTAAGTTCTGCATAATAAGCTTTGAGTAACTACCTGCCCAGACACCTACTTCAACGGCTACTTCAACATCCCCTAATTTATTTTTTACTTGATTTAACCATTGATTACGATTCATTATTTCTGCCATCCTTTTATAATATCGGCAGAGAAGTTAGCTCTTGAGAATTCCATTCTATCGACAATCTTCACTGCATCGTTGCTTAAATGATCGATCGCAACAAATCCCTCAGGTGATGTGACCTTAAATCCATTGCGAGTTCTCAGGAATGTTGACATACTACCTGCTTCGTTCATTTTATTTATAATCAATTGTTTGGCGTCTGAGAGAGTGACCATAAGCTTAAATAGATTTTCAAAATCTGCAGCTGAATACTGAGTAAAAATCTTAAGAGTCTGTGCCTGCTTTGCTTTTACAGATGCCTTGCCTTTTTCTGAAGTACGTTGAGCTGATTGCTTGCCGTAGTATTGAGTAATGTAGTCAATTAATTTACGAGCATGAGTACGTGGATTAGCTCGCTGACCTGCTCGTACAAATGTATTATTGAATGTCTTTACTCGAAGTTTGAGCTCTTCGTTTGTTGCAATGCCATTTAAGAGACCTGCTGGTACGGCATTGAATAACACACCTGCTTCAGACAATTTCGCTGATACGGCCGCAGTCTCGGCTTTTGAGAAGGTGGCTTTTCCGGTTTCGTCTCTGTAGGTGGCGTCTGTTTGCCAGATTGAGCTCGATTGATTAAACTTTGAAGCAATATCACGTCCAAAAGAAGCCGACATTGATTCGAAAGTTGACCCTGTGTAAGTTGTATGCCACACGACTCCAATGTTAGCTCTGGAGATTTGTCTTCCAAGCGGGGAGTTGACTGGGACAGCGTAGACAATAGTATTAGGCTGAAAAGTAAAATAGGCTTGACCATCGATCTTCTCCTTTTTAACGTCACCCTTCGTGAACATTAAATCGCCTTGATAAACTCCACTCTTCACACCGAGTTTTGAAAATTCTGATAATGCGACAAGTAACTTAGCTTGTAGATCACCAGTTGTATCTGCTTTGACATCAGCTGGAGTCTTGTACACTTTTGGATTCTTATTGAATACACCTTTTTTTTTTTTAATGATTTTGCGATCAGATTGATCTACACCAGCGAATACTGCGGGACTTCCATCCCATTTGACAGTTCGTGCTATATTTTGATTAGATGAACCAGCTAACATATCTCGTAATGAACGAAGAAAGTTAATAGCCTTGCGAGTACCTACAACACCTTCATTGAACATCATATCTTCGATGTGTTCCATGTGGGTGTTCTTTTGTTCAGTAATATACTGGTTAAACTTTTGCATTTATAATCTCGCTTGCTTTGTGCTTCCATACATTTGGAAATAATCCATGTACAAAACAAACAAAGGACAATGTCCACGCCCTCTGTAGATGTTGAAAGTATGTCATATTCTCTTCTTCAAGATGACTCATTTGCGTACCTTAAATTGGCCTGACTATGACCACGTTCGTCTTCTCTTATGTATTTAATCATATCAGATAGTTTAGCATCAGGTAACATATTATAGTATTCTTTTGCAATTTCTGGTGCATCAACATTCTCAATATTACCGGCTTCAATCTCAGCCAAATAATCTGTGTAGCTTCTAACTGCCTCTTCCTCGAAGTATGCAATTGTAAGATGTGCAGTACGTGGCGATATTAGATACAAGAGTAAGTAATAATGCCAAAACACCATCTGCGCTACAATAATAATAAAACGTTCGAGTGCAGTCGGATGAACGATTTCCATAAAGAACATTAAATGCTTACGTTCATTTTCGGCTTCGGCTAACAACTCATGAATCTTATGACCATTACCTCGTTGCAATCGTCGAAGACTCTTTAGATGTGTTAGCATACCACCGATCATGCCGGGTACACCGGCAACAGTCTCGAGTACAAGTGCTCTTTGGCCGTACTTCTTACGAAAGAAAGTATCGGCAAAAAAGCGAAAGAATTTAGTCTGACTCTGGGCGAATAGGTTGCGTTTCTTCATATAGTTTACAGTATACCTTTGTTTCTTCTACGTCGGCGCAAATGAGTGCGCCATACATTGGTGTGCATTTCTCTCTAACAACCGTATAACTACCAAAGTCAATACATATTCTACTATCTTCTTCGACAGTTGTACATGCCGAAACTGCTAAAACATTCAATAATACCAATAATTTTTTCATTCATAGACCTTCACGTGAACACTAGAGAGTTTTGATTGACTGCCAGCATAGTTAAACACACTATTTACGACAGCGTCCGACTTCTTACTGGCTTTATTTTTATGTAAAGCGTATAAGAAATATGTTACCCCCAGTTTCGCATGAATCCACTCGAGTTCTTTTTGAGGAATTTCCTTCATAAACTCATCTTTATTGAGTGTTGAATCCATGTCTTTTGCCATATTCCAAAACTTTGTGAGCTTTTGGCTATGAGCATTTTTTATCATTCTTGCATCTGTTTTTAAAACACCATTATCTGGTAATTTAAAGGTCGATGGTAGATATTCTTCTGCATATTCTTGTAATTTTCCCCAACCGGCTCCACCCTGTCTTGCAGTTTTACCGGTAATTTCAGCTTTTAAAGTGCCCATTGAAGAATTAGCTCTTACATCAAGAGATCCTCTTACACCTTTATTTGTCAATATAACTTCACCGCCCTTACTACTATAAAAACTAGATCTTGCAGTTTTGCCACTTGGCAATGATGATACAAATTTTACATCGTCTGGCCGAGCAGGAGTATCATTGACTTTAGAAGTTTTAATAAACTTTTCTCTTTCTACTTTCTTTAGTGAAATACCAACTATCTTCTTATCTCGAAATCCACGTATCAATGAATTATTATATTCTTGTATAGTTTTAACTGGCATTTTTTCAATATCAAAGTTTTTATCGATTGCCCATATATCACCCGGATTCCACTTATCATCTGTGAGTGATGTTAACTTTGAATTTCGAAAGGCTTTAGTTTTTTGCGTATATATTTTTTTCATAATAGCATCATCACGGTGAAACGTATGATTACTGTTAATATATCCATCTGCTAATAATTTTTTAGCACCGAAATATGCTGATGCATGCCACTTTGAATCAAGATCATAACATTGATCAAAAGAAGTACTACCTACATGAACTTTTTGATATGCAGCTTTTAATTTTGTTTTATTAATTTTAGAAAGCTCAATACTTGGCTCATTTACTATAATTTGACAATATATGCATTGTAAAGATTCTGCAATTGCGGTTTGATCTGTACCACCGCCGGCACCGGCACCACCACCAAAAATAGCAGACTTACCAATTTGAGATGAGCTAATCAATATACCGTCAGCTGTTTCAAGTTGCATAGCTTTTCCATTTATACCATCTGATATAAACTTAGCAACAGCATCCTTATTAGCTTTATTATTTTTTAATTTGAATTCTTTTTCGTCGGCAGCATACTGCAAAGTAGTACTATTGGTGATCGCATCTAAAAGAATAGTGATGCGTTGTTCACCAGTATTACTGTTCTTTTTTCTAAGTTCGCCGGGTGCTAGTTTCTGCATGGAAAATCCCATAGAATGATTCTATGAGACTATTTATCATGCAGCATATTGGAACCAGTCAGGAACAGGACGCTTTGACCAAACCATTTTGAAGCGATGTTGCTTGGTTTGATAGAACTTACGATAAGAACCAATGACATCATGATGATCGATGCATTCAGGATTAGCGCCCATTGCGAGCGGCATAGGAGTAAGTTCGAGTGATGGATTAATTTTATCAGGAGGAATCATCAGCCATGGAACAAGCGACTCTGATTTGTGATCTTTGCCATAGCGATGTGTATACTCGTCACATAATGCAATAAACATCTGTACTGCCCACTTGTAATTGCCAAGTGTTTCCATGGCCCATAGAGTACATGGATGTTTCATATGTGCGGCTTTATAGAGTGTAGACTCACGCTCATCTGATAAAATCCAGTGCTTCTTCATACGAGGTTCACCAGACTTTAGATAGACTTGATTGCCTTGTTTATCGAAGGCATCTACCATGGTTAGCTGGCCATCGAGAAGCCGATGAACAGTGCATAGCATCTGAGCTTCTTCGACAACCATCTTAGGTACATGCTTATCACAGTGTGACATAGCACATTCTTTTGGAGTATTTTCAATAATAAATCTGTTCATGATATAAATTATACAGTAGGTTGAGATTAAAATACACAGTTGATTTCTGGATGATCTATTACATTCTTACTATCAAACTCTGTAAGACTTTTCTCTCGATATACTTCATCGGCTGGACACATATTTTTTCTCATAATGGTCATTTCTACAGCACGCCATATTGAATCGACATCAGCCACTGCAGGATTTTCTTGTAGATTATTAAAATGTAAATGTACTACACGATAATCTTTCTGTAAGTAATCGAGAAAATCTATAAATTTTTGACTACGATCGACACATTTAAAATCTTCAGTCTGTTCGATCGTATGGCATTCCATGACACCGCCTACACAGTTAGGATTTGACAATACGTCTCTGATAATAGACCATTCGCCGGCTTCTATATCCATTTTATAGAAGAACTTACCTTCGATATGGCTCATTACTTCTTGAATATTGTTTTCGTCGACATGGCAGTTATTATCGAGATAGTCAAAAGGATGATCTTTGTAATGTACACCAGCATTACAAAAACCATATATTTTAGCATTACTGTTTTCTCGCCATGATTGTTCAAATGATATGTCATGATCTAGGCCGAGAGCAAAGAGATTATAGATTGTTGCTATGTCAGGTACAACATAACCACCATCACCTTGTCGACCAATATGAACGAGATCATTATATAAAAGCGGTCTGCTTTTTCTATATTTTTCTGGGCATTGTATTTCGTGTATCATGCAAATTCCCGCAACAGGGTACTAATTAGCATAAACCCTGACACGGCATTGAGCATAATAAGAGCTCGATCTTTCCAGATAACCGAAACCCATGTCCAAAGTAAAACACCAAGTGTACCAAAAATTAAATCCCACATCCTGTATTCTGGACCGGCTGATCTCATTGCGAGAGAGGCAAGAATAATGAGCGAAGCCGCCCACTTTAAGTACCAGTCAAAATTTTCAGGATACCACTTCCGATCAGGTTTGGCTCTCCCGTCGGCACGTTTCATAGGATCGCCGTTCATTAGAATAACTTATCAGTGATCTTATTAATTTTTCTACGAATCTTACGCTTAGCCTTATATTCAGCATCTCGCTTAAAATCATTAACAGCCCAGTCAACAAGACCTGGCTGTTTGTATTGATTACGACGCTGATTAAAACGAATAGAAGCGCGATAGTCTGGCTTACCATCCATGCCATAGATGATTGGATTGCCCATGTGATCTACACTAACACCGTCCCAAACGAGTGTGTTAGGTGAACCGACAGCAGTTGTACCTTGAATAAGAGTACGATTTTGATTAGCACGTGCAGCCTCTACAGCAGCAGCGCCAGTAGCCTGAATATTTTTTTGTTCAGCAGTACTCGTATCAGTGTAAGTCGATGGTGTAGCAGTAGCACAACCAATCGTAGTAAATGACATAACAGCTAAAGCAATTGCAGCTTTCATGTAAGTAACCATCCTATTGTGATGAGTGATAAGAGTGCGAAAAATCCAACACCTATCATTTTAAATACAAATCCAATAACTTGTGAAGTAAGCCAAAAGAAGCAACCTATTACGAACAGCCAAAAGATAGCTTTAGAAGCAATAACAATAAGACCGATCGCAATAAGTATAGCGTCCATTACTCAGCAACTTCCTCTTCTACAACTTGAGCTGGATCTTGAAGTGTTTCATCACCGACGACCTGAGTCTGTGATTGAATCTCAGCAATCAACTCTGCCACAAGCGAATATTGCTGTGTAGCAAGATATTGTAGTACTTTATTTACAGTTTCAACGGGCATGGACGCACGCATATTATTCTCCTTCAACAAAATTTTCGAGCCACTTCTCACCTATATCATTGACCTTTGTCATCAAATCATATATGAGTGTCACAGCTCCGTATGTAATATCCCATACAAGGGCCACTGGAAAAATAAGAAGAAACCGAAGTGTCCTCTTATTTTTTAAATTTCCAATATCTAACTTAAGCATAAGTTTCTCCATTTGACTAGTCTATTCTACTGCATCTCTCTTAGAAAGTACACTCTTTTTTAGACTATTTTGGAATAAGCTTATTACTTCTTAAACTTTCCAATATACATGACATAGTTTTCAGCCATATCTTCAGCATAATGTAGACTCTTATCACTAAACAATTCAACCCATTGTTCTTCATACTGTTTTGTATGTTGATTGAGTTCTCTACATCTCACAACGATGTGATGTGGATCAACTAAAACGGATGCATTACGATTACCATCTTCTGATACAAAATCAGAAATTAAATTCTCACTCATTTTCATATATCCTATCATGCTCGTACAACGCTAATAAAGAGTAGTGAATAATTTTCATCAGGTCTTTACGCCATACATCAGGCGTGTCGCCCTTCTTACCATATCTACCATTGTATTTATCTACATTGCCAAGAAAGAAACCAAGACCGTGGCCTCGATCTACAATAACTTCACTGGATTGAAAACCACCATGACCATAGTGGCCACTATATGTAGAATCAATGTACTGCGATACTTCATGAAGTATCTCATCTTCTCTAAACTTATAGTCAATCTTCATAATCTTCTATACTCACAATTGTATCTTTAATAATGTCTTCGTAATCGCCATTAGATAAACAACGCACAACGAGTCTATCACTCTGTGGATTGTTATATTTAATTTCACCAATGACAGCGAGAGGTTCACCAGTTTTCCAGTGTTTAAATGTTACTTTCTTTATTTCCATGAATCAAATATCGTCTTATCCACTTTTTCTTTCTTTAGACCTGCACCAAACTCTGTTCTATCCATCACAGGTCCGTCATCTTTCATAATATCTTGTTGTGCAGACTGCTCAACATCATAGATCTTCATTCGAGCTCGATCAACACCGACTACGAATCGACGGTGCATACCGGGATCGTTGTAACGGTTTTTGAGCTGTTTGATGAGTAGCTGTCCAAGACTTTCGAGTTCTTCCGAAGAGATCGCGGCAAACATAAAGTCCGCAGTAGCGGGCAGTCCGAAGGATTCGCTTGTGTCCTCAAGACCCACGTCCGACGATGTGAAGCCCGTTCGATTTGTTTGCGTCGCTGTAAAGATCGGTAGGTTGTATTCAACTGCAAGTCCTCTTAATTCTTCTGCAATGGCTTTAACAAGTGTATAGCTGTTTACGTTTGATCCTCCACGAATACGAGATGATGTGCAGAGGTTTAAATAGTCAATATAGATAATATCCGGTACAAACTTTTTCTTCATCTTTAATTCATTGAGTAGATGCCTAAAATGCCCAGATCCAACAGATGCCGTAGGATATTCTTTGACGATAAGCTTACCGGTCGTTTTATTACGTATGCGCTGTATCTTAGTTTGATAGGTCTCGCGTGGGTAAGTTTCGAGATCATTCAATGGTATCGACATGAGATTGGCATCGATACGTTCTGAGATTCTTTCCTCGGCCATTTCTAATGTAATATACAACACATTCTTACCAGCCATAAGATTAGCTGCAGCGAAGTGACACATCATTAACGTTTTACCAACACCGGTACCAGCCAAGATAACGTTAAGTGTCTTGCGAGGAATGCCACCTCGAGTAATCTTATTGAGATAGTCAATGTCGAATGGAACGCGTTCTACCACCTTATGATAGAAGTCATATCGCGCATCGTAATCTTCAAGAAAATCATGACCGATGTGTGTATCGAATGACACCGATAGCGCGTCTGACAAGATCTCAGGCAGTGCCCCTTTATCTTTATCAGTCTTACCGTCGATAACCTGAATCGATTCCATGATGGCATTATAGATTGCTTTGTCTTGACACCATTTTTCTGTTTGTGTGATCAACCAGTCATAGTCGTTATTTGGTTGACTAATACTACCGAGAACATCAAGTGTTTCTTTATACAGATGATCGTTGAGTGTCTTATTGCCAATATCAATCTTAAGAGAAGATATTGAAGGACAGCTATTGTAGTTTTCAAAGTACTCACGTATAGCTGCATATACTTCGCGATGTTCTGCAAGGTTAAAATAGTCTGACTTTATGTAAGGAAGTGCAGCACGAATATATTCTTCGTTATGAATAAGATTCGAGAATATTACTTCTTCCATTGAAAGATCTGTCATTAATCATCATCTCCGCCTTTGATATTCCAACAGTATATCATAAGTGGGATACCAAGTAAAATCAGTGCTATCTCAGTACTATCTATTGTCATAAGATCAATCATTCATAAATTCCTCGACTTCTTCGTCTTTAATGATAGATGTATGTGCAACTGAATATGTATTCTTTACATAATCAGCGAAACCAGATTGTGTTAGAATAGGCATCCAGAAGTCCGCAGTGTCTGTGTCTTTAGCACGAACTTTCGTACCAACCAATTCACCGGTTGATGTATCAACTCGCTGATACCATCCATTCGAGGGCTTGGCTACAAAGCCTCCTTCCATGGCAATGTCAAGGAGTCCACTCCATTTAGAAAGACCACCATTATGAGTAACAGTAACAGGAATTTTAGATTTTTCTCTAACATGACGGGACTTCTCCACATTGATGATAAAGTTATACCCTACAACATCTTTGCCTTCTTTTTCTTGTTGTCGGCCAATGATATATATGTTATCAGCTGAGTAGTACGAACCTGTACCACCACCAACAATGTCTTTCGGGAATAGACTCATCTCTTTATACGTGTGATTTACCACGACCATTGGAATGTCTTTGAGAGTAAGATGCGGTGTAACCATACGGAACAACGACTTGATTTGTTTTGCGCGGGACATATCAGCCACAGCTTTCTCATTAAGTGCATCCTCTACTTCTTTCTTCGAAGCCAAGTTACCAATCGAATCGACAATAACAATGAGCTTATCACCACGATCAACTTGATCGAGCTGTTTCATGATATCAAATTTTAGTTGCTCAACATCAGTGATAGGAGTATGTAAGACCCTGTCACTATCGATGCCAAAGCTATCGAAGTAAGACTGAGGAGTACCAAATTCAGAATCGTAGAAAAGTAGGGCCGCGTCTTCATATTTGTCCATGTATGCTTTAGCCATGAGTAGACTAAAGGCTGTCTTAAAGTGTTTGGAAGGACCAGCCCACATCGTTAGGCCGGGAGTAAGACCACCATCGAGTCGACCAGAAAGGGCAACATTGATAACAGGAATGGCGGTAGGAATCATGTCTTTTTGTGTAAAGAACTTCGATTCAGTGAGAACCGAAGTGTCTTTGATAGTAGAGTTTTTCTTTAGTTTAGCAAGTACGCTCATGGCTTCTCCATTTGGTGAACGATAATGCTATATTCTACCACACATCTCGAGGATTGTAAACTACATATTGACAGCTAAAATAGGATGCTGAAATTCTATATCGGCTTGCTTTAGCTCTTCATAGTCACGATGTATATCTATATGACGATATTTTCTACGGGCATTTTCTTCTTTTAAAACTTGATGATCTAACTTTACAAAACTAATGTAGTGTTGATGAGATAGATTATTAGGTTGACAAAGTATTTGATGCCATCCTTCTTCTGCAAATTTTAATTCACCAGTATTATAGAGCTCGAACACATTTTGAGGATTAAACTGATCAGCTTTATGAATTATCATAAAATCACGAAGACAAGTGTTTACATGTGGTAACATAATTTCTTCGTGGGCATGCCGCGGATCTAAAATATCAATTAGCTTTCTTGTAAAATGATGAAAACCTAATACAATATTTTCATTATATGCTTTAGATATAAGAGCAGGAAGAACCTCAGCCAGTTCAGGCTGTGGCTGCGTATCATATCTCATGCGTATGACAATATCATGATCATCAATAAAATCTCTATACGCCATAGCATAAGCTAACTGCTGTTTGTTTTGATTTGCAAAACCTTTTCTATTGTTTATCACTGACAGTAAATTATGTTTCGCAGTTTCTACAGATCCAGACATAGATGAATCATTTTGCCATTTTTCTGGCAAGGCCGTAAGATCCCAATCTGAATCTCTAAATTTTCGATATATGCTAATATACTTTCTTATGACATCTCGCGATGAATTTAAAACAGCAGGCTCCTCATGATATCGATTAATATATGGTTTAGCAGGTTGGCCTGTCCATGACGTACAAAAGATATCAGCTTCAGGTAGCATTTCCCGCATAGCCTTAATATTTTTTTCTGGAAATGCTTCTGACTGCCGAGGTAATCTACCACTAAACAACACAGCTACTTTTAATTTTTTTTCTAGTATAGGATAATCAGGAAAATCAGTTTGCTTGAACATCAAATCTTTTCTTGTTTCTACAGGTCTATCTGCAACAAATTTTATATCTGTAACTTTAAATGGTGGATTAAAATAAGATTTGATACCGGGTCTGAGTAAATCACTTGTTAATTTTATATGACCTTCCCAGCAGGCAGCTGGTTTCTTTTTATAGGCTTCGCATAACATTTGCCACCATCCTGATTCACCACCTTGTAATCTTTTTTGATTATGTAATTCTTCCATATAATCAATGTCAAAACGAGATGCATGATGAATGATCAAACAGTCACCGAAATGCTGAGTAAGTTGAGGATCGAAGCTTTCACTGTTATTAGGTAAAAAACAAACAGGTCTCTTTGAATTTGCTACTGTCTCAGTATAGGTAAGTAAACATTCTAGGAGTTTATTTCCCCATTCTAAATCCCATCTAAATCGCATAATCACTGGATATTTTCTATCCAACTCATTATGCTTTATCATTCTGCCGTGAATTAGAATTTGTTTAGATCTATGTTTACCTTTGGATCGCTCACGCAAAGATGACTCATATCTTTCTTTTTCTTGACCTGAGACACCTTCGCGCAGTTTTTGAATGGCTACTTCATGTTGTTCTTTATATGGATTATAATGCATATCAACATCAGGAAAAAAATCAATCCAATCATGTTGTTTTTGATTTTCGTGTTCCCAAGCACCATAATATATGTCGTAACACTCGCCAAATGAATTTTCTATTCTTTGTTTAATTTCTTCAGGATTTTTTGGCAGTAAACCTGATACTACGATAGCAGCTTTTGTTCTCTTCATAATATGTGTTCGTTTCCTACAGTACTAAAGCATATAGATGCGATTTGATTAGGATTACTTCGTAGTGTAACTATTCCATTCCAACATGTTCCCATGCATGTTTGTGGTACATCTTGATCTCTTATAAGTGTATCATACCACCCATTTTCAGCCCATCTGATTTCTTTATCAGCGTACTTTTGTAATGCTAAATCAGGATTAAACGTTTTTGGATTGTATGCTATGAGCCAATCTGATAAGCCTTCTGACGCATCTGATGTGTACTTATTCCACCCAAGTGCATGTTTCTTATAATCCGCGTCGATCGTTTCAAATCCAATTGGCTTTTTATGCTCTAACACCATGTCCATAAGTGTTAAAAACATCTTTTTATATTGTGTATCAATATGAGTATCAGGTCTAACACGAAGAACTAAATCATAATCTTTATCGCGAACAAAATCGTTATACATATAGATATGACTTAAAAACTGCTTTACGTTATGAAATTTTCTGCGTCTACTTACTGAAGATATATCTGATATATCTTTTGGATGATATGGTCGACCTTCTTCTTTGGCCTTTCTCATCATTTCAATTGTTACTTCTATATGTGCTTTTCCACAGTGATAGTGAGGATGAGGCTCGTCATAATATACATGAAAGCCTACTTCGTTACTTCTTTGATCTGGTCTATCCCATGTACCTAAAAATATATCAGCTTCTGGAAATATCTCTCTCCAAGTCTCATAATTTTCGCGAATATCCATGTCTTCTGTTATAAGACCGCTACATAATATTGCTACTTTCATACGGATATTTTGGCCGAAATTTCTTTTAGATTTATAGTTTGATATTCTGTTTGAAGTACATGAGCCTGTGATAGATAGGCCGCTTCGACACCTTGTGGTGAATCTTCAATAATAAGTGTATCTGTAGGATCTACGCCAATAGTTTTCATTGCTTTTAAATATATTTCTGGATGAGGCTTAGGAGTTACAACATCATCAGATGAAAGTACGATAGAAAAACAATTTCTTATCTTAGCTTTACGTAGACATGTATTAACAGCCATTTCATTACTATTGCTGCATACACCGAGTTCATACTTTGTCACGAGTGAATTACAAATATCGATAATTCTTTGTTCGGGTTGTATATCATTAAGAAGAGTTTGATAGCATTCGTCTTTCATGTTTTTAATATCACGATGTAAATGAACAGGCAAACCTTTCGCAGATGTTAACATCTTAAGTTTCTTTTCTGTCTTCTTCCCTTCGTAATGCATTCTCTCATCAGCAGAAATTACATACTTTGATGAGTAATGTTCGAGCGCCATATTCAAGGCTTTATAATGCAGAGTAACAGTGTCTACAAGGACACCATCCAGATCAAACAATATAAGCTTCATTCATTTCTTCCTGATATAATTGTAAATCACGAGGAGTGCCAATTAGCCAAACGTTATCGGTGACATCGTATGGTACAATCTTCTTATTATCTTGTATCATCTCATTATATACAAGACTTACGTAGAATTCACCCTTCGCTCTTATATTTTTTTGCATCATCTGTTCAGCGTACTTCACGAAGTCTGATCCACGACTAAAAATATAAATTCCAACCGTTGCATCATTACTGATAACTTCTTTTTCTGCCGTGCGAGTGACAACACCATTCTCTACTTCTATATATGATGACTTTGGATCATCATCCTCATACGTAAGTATAGCGCCGTCGGCATCACCCATTGTTTGAATAAAATCTGCCCAAGACCAATCAAGAACTTGATCACAGTTAGCGATGATAAGTGGACTATTATTATTGATAAAAGGTTTTGCAAGAAGCGCAGACTGAGCTGGTCCTTCGGTGAGATGATCTACTTCTATAATATTACAATTACTACAAAGAGAATGAAGTAAACCATCTACATCGAACTCATCTCTTTGTTCTTCACGTACGATAAAATGATGTGTGCCATTAATGCCGAGAGTTTCGACTGCACACTCAATCATTGTTCTACCATCGACTGGAATAAATGGCTTTGGAAGATCAAAACCTTCTTTTGCAAAACGGCTGCCAGCACCAGCCATAGGAATCACGACATTTATATTCATTGTGTGTAAAAATGCTCCGCCCAATCAGTACATATTCCCCAGAATCTGGAGGTGTCAGTATTATTTATCTCAGGCATAACAGCTACTGCTTTTGCTGCTAGCCTTGGAGGCAATTCTATACCAACATTTGCCCAAAGTACACCGCGAGATGTCATCGTAAAATCATCGCTTTCATGCCAAAAAAAGTTAAGGTCTTGACCCGGACTCTGCATCTCTCTTCGTTGTAATCTCAAGAGTGCTTCATGATTTTTACAGTGAATCCATAAGAAGTTACGGCGTGTGTGTAACCACTCATAATCGATCTTATATTGTGGTTCATCATGACCTAACCAATATGTGCCGTTGACGATACGTAGATCTACCTCTACGTTCATCATATATGCTGATATAATTTTATCGATATGCTTTGGATGATTTTCTATTTCTTCATCGCGACCATTCAAATTCCCTCTATGAGAGATTACCATCATATGATTCACCCGTCTAAGTTATGTCCATCCCTGTTTGGTGCATGGTCCCAATCAATCTCAACTTCTTGCATGACTTCGTCTTCAGTCATTGGTACTATTTTCGTTCGTGTTGCCAATCCAACATTACCAGCAATAATCATAGTAATGGCGAGAGGATCGAATACAGATACGAGGAGGATAATAATCCAACGAACAGCAGTATCGAAATAGGTCCTGGCTTCTTCTCTTCCATAAATCAACTCCGCAATATATTTAAGTGGGCCAATCTCCGCTTCAAGCGCAAGCGACTGTTTTTGTAGCGGTGCGAGGTCCGTTTGAAGTTCTTCAATTCGAATGTACGCAGTATCGATCTTCTGGTTGAGTGCTTGCCTCTCTTCTGATTGACTTTCGCGTACCGCAATCGAACCTGAAGGGCCACGAATTCTGTCGTACTCAATGAGTACAGAGACTTGTTGATCCAGTTGCGTGAGTACCGTTTCTGCATCCACAATGATTGATTGCTGCCGGCTAATCTGTCTTTCCAAGCTGTCGATTTGAAGTTCATTATTTCCACCTTGTGATATCGTTTGCTCTACATGAGCTTTCGATAGATAACCAAAAATGCCCATCGATGTGATGAACACAAGTACGACTACAGCCATAACCATGTACGTACGAATTAAAAATGGTGCTATGCGCCAGCTTCGATATATCCACGAAGCTGCGACAATCTTAGAAAGTTCAAGTGTAGTCGCCATGACTACAACCGACCAAAATGCTCCAGCAAAAATTGTTGCGAGACCAATAACCGAAAAATACCCACCAACTGCCGTCAACAACAATCCCATCATTAAGACGAGATGATTGATGTTCATTAGTCCTCCAGTATTTGCATTAACTTTAGTTTGAATGCATTAATTTTATCGACACGATCAGTACCCGGCCAATAAATGTATTCTTTATCAGGCTGTGATGCAAGATTAGACAATAAAGGCTGAATCGCCTTATACATTGTCTGAGCTTTATTTCTCCATTGCTCGGCCTGTTCCATCCACTCTTCTGTGTCTTTGTCAGAAGTAGCTACAGCTGTTCGCAATTCCTGTACTTCGTTCATCTCGTCTGCATCAACGAGCGAAAATCCAAAGTCGAAATTGTCTAATTCTAGTGATGTCTTATCTGTCATATCACACTCTCTTTTCTATGTGCAAATCCTTCAAGTTGATTGTAATGTTCACACTTTATACATTTGCCGCATGGATTATCTCTATCAACATGACAATAAGCTAAATATTTTTTTACTTCATCTGGTATCATATCATATTGTTGTTGTTTTGTTAACCTAGCAAGCGGTGACACCAATTGTACCGGACCTCGCTTTTTAGCTGCAATCCATCTTAGTTGTAAAATCATATCAACAACGGCCTGACCATATCCGTTTGCATCGATATGATCGTCAATATTCATGCCACCCCACATCTGATCTGGTTCCCATCTACTGGCAATGACACCTGCAATAGGTATATACTGCGCAGCATCTACTAAATCTTTTACAGGTTCTTCAACTTCATCACCTTCGAACTCAAATTTGTAGACAATACATTTCACACCTAAAACTTCGCACATTTTCTTTACATAAGGTGTTTCTTGTCGTGATAATGGACCGTACTCAATATGCAATGACATCATATCATGACCTTGTTCGATACCATGAACAAGCGCAGCAGTTGATTCTACTCCTGCGGTATGACCAACTAAAATTTTTAAACTCATAAGAAAAAATCCTCAAGGGTTGCAACTTTCTCTGACTTCCAACCGATAGCATGAAGTATGATCTCGATCGGATCGAGATAGCCTTTGACAAATTGTGTATCATAGTCAATGTACTCGTTGAGATTAAATTCTCGTGGTAGTACATCAGGACATGATATTACAGTGTCGTGTATTGGATTCGGCTTACTGAGATAGCTGAATTTAATTTTTTCACCACTCTTGACTACTTCATATTTCTTAGTCAGGTTATATTTATCTAAGTACCAGTTATATAGAAGGGCGCCCTTGACCTGAATAGGTGTTGCTTTTTTGTAGATTGTCTTGCTATCTGCATACGTGCCGGGATAAGGTTTGCCTTGGGCATTCTTTTCCCACTTCACAAAGTTGCAACTACGAGGAAATGCTACCTGCTCGAATGATAGTGTTTTGAACTCTTCGCGAATCTTGGCGATATATGCCTGCACTGTTGTTTCATCGGTAGTCATAAGAAGTTTGAGTGTTTGCTTAATGTAATCACGGCATACCGCTGGAGTACTTGATCGAATAGCTTCGATGCCCATCATCTTCAACTCAGGTTCATTGTATCGCACACCTTCTGAATCCCATACGTGCATGATGTATCGCTTCTTGGCAGTCCAGATAGCTTTGTCAGCGATGTTCTCACGTTTCATGAACATCTTCTGTGCGTATGCATTGGCATAATCTGCAAGTTCTTGATATGATCGATCAATGAATGGTTCGACTTGTTGTTGTGCAACTTTATCAAGAAATTCAACTGGATCTTTTGGTTGCGTCATTTCAATCAACTTATCGAATGACACATACACAGAATCGGTATCGATTGCAATAACATAGTCTCGACCTTTCGTCTTTAGAATGCTGTTGAGCCATGCATTGATTTTCTTTTCGATCCATCGAATGGATAGCTGACCGGCCATTGTAATGGCTTCGGCATTCTCGTTATCGAACCATCGAAAGTATTTATTGGCAAGTGCACCATAAGCTGAGTTCAGCTGAATCTTCTTGGCATGTTGCAGGTTATGATAACGAGAGATGTCAATCTCGAGTTGTTTGGTTGGATTCTTCTGATATTCTTGTTTTGCCTCGAGCATCTTCTTCTTGTATAACACACGGTCATCGTACATCTTCTTCATAAGAGCAGGTAAGAAGCCTAGACGGTCACGACGATATATCTTACCATTCGGTGTCATCGTTACATTAAATTGTTGAAGTTCTTTTAGATCAAGTTCTTCATTAAGTAGTGTATCAACCGAAGCTTTGGCAGTGATCGAGAACAGATCGTCAAATTTATTGAGAGCCGTATCAGGTGAGATATTGTATTGCTGAATCAAGTGAGGATACAGAGAGTTAAGGTCGAATGACATTACCCAATTGTGTATGCCAACAATTGGTTCTTTAACGAAGCCACCTTCGATGCGACGATCAGACATAGGCGGCCGTTTCATTGATACCACTTTATTCTGATCCATGAGATAGTTGTGAATAATCACATCCCATATCAACACGGATGCAAGTGCATCATTGAAGTTGACTTTGGCATCATAAGCAATCGTAAAGATCTGCTCGAGAAATCCAAGTTTCTCTTCTAGCTCGAAGATGAGGTCAGTATCTCTGATGTTGTATTCGATAAACTTTTGATAGTTGTTCTTGTACAACTCGTGTAGATTACCATATTCGCTGTAGTCTATCTTTTTGGTGCCGAGTTCTGTTTCGGCAATAAAGTCAAGGCGATATGACTCACGAGGTTGTAGTCGAAACTTTTTGTAGACTGCCAAGTAATCGAGAGCAGAGATACCAAAGAGTTGATACGTTTGTGATTGCTTGTCGCTACCTTGACGAAAGACACGCTTCTCTTTGACAATGCCCCATGGAGACATACGCTTGACTGCATCCTCACTACAAATTTTAGTGATGCGATTGACAAGATATGGTATGTCAAAGAATTCTGTGTTCCAACCAGTTACAACATCAGGATCCATTTGTTGCCAAATGTCGAGAAACTTATTGAGAAGATGATACTCATGCTTACACTTGATGTAGTAGAGATTCTCTTCGTCATGAGTAAAGTCACCACAACCAAGTACAACTTTGAGATTGCGGCGACGAATGGCAATTGCTGTGATTTCTTTGTCTGCATCTTCAGGCTCAGGAAAGCCGTCGTCTGATGCCACCTCGATATCGATGTTCACTACATTGATCTTCGATGTATCCGGATCTTGTCGTTTGAAGTTATCATATATAAAGGTGTAAGGATAACGGTCAAGGCCGAATACATTAAAACCTTCAACCTCTTCGTACTTCTTGAGAAAATCTCTGGCATCACGAATGGAATCGAAATCCTTACGTTGCACTGGATTGCCGTGAATATCGGTGTATCCAGTCTCCGCATTACTAGGAACGAAATGATATGGTTCATAAGGAATCCGACGCTCAAGTCTCTGACCGTCTGCACCAAAACCACGTACGTACAAGTTTTGACCGTACTGTAAAACGCTTGTGTAAAATTCTGTCATGGATCTATTCTACTAAGAAACAAGGGAAAAGTAAACCAATGAATAGGGAAAAAGTGTACGATCAATTGAAGATCGACGAAGGAGTAAAGTATGAAATTTATCTGGATCATCTTGGGTACAAAACCTTCGGAGTGGGACATCTCGTGCGTGAGTCAGATCCAGAACATGGATACGACGTCGGCGAACCAGTATCCGTTGAGCGAGTACTGGAGGTGTTTGAAGGCGATCTCGACTTGGCTATAAGTGAGTGTACTGCTTTGTACGGAGTTGATGTGTGGGAAGGCTTCCCGGGAGAAGTACAAGAAATTCTTGTTAACATGATGTTCAATCTAGGTCGTACTCGCTTATCAAAATTCAGAAAAATGAATGCGCATCTTATTTGTGGCGAATGGCCAAGTGCAGCTGTTGAAGGTCGTGATTCTCTCTGGTATCGTCAAGTGACTAACAGAGCTGAGCGACTTATGACTCGTCTCGAGAACGTATAACCTTCTCACTCAGGTAGAATGTAAGACCGCCTGCGATCATTGGCAGCATCATAATTACGAGTAGACCTAGCATAATATCCTCACAGCGGGGTTATTGCCCCGCATTTTCCCATATTGTATCGACTCGAGCTTTTTGTTTGTTGAGTTCTATTTGTTGTTCTCTCAACTCATCTTCGAGTACTTTTATATCATCCATTCTGTCTTTTATACTTTCGATTGCAGCATTCTGCATCATATCATCTGGTAGCGCACCTAATTCTCCAAGTGGCCACTTAATTCTAAAGTTTGAATTCTCGTCGATGAATGTAGATTGTACAGCAACTTGACGCTCAAGTATACTAATACGATTTACTAAACCAAAATACCCCATTACTATACCAACAGTAAAAACTAGCAATGCTATAAGATTACGAATAGGAATCGTCACATGTGTCTGGTCTGACACTCTTACGGTATCTTCCATCTTTCTTTCCTATGTTTTTTAAATTGGCATAACGAATATATTATTTATTTGTAATTGGAGCTTCAGATGTTTTATTCATTTTTTCATACTGTGATGAATATTTAGACAGGATTATTTCATCCCCATTTGTATGGCACCAGATAGGTGGTCGGAATCCTACCTTGAATTCCCAATGATCATCTTTAAGCAAGGACTCTGCGACGACATTACCTTTTTTATCTCGCATCGCACCAACTCCACCGATAAGTTCGATGTTTTGGCCGCCGTAAGGATTCCAAACTTCATTCATTAATAAGATGCATTCTGCTAACATAATTCTATCCAAAAGAAAGGGGCATTGCTGCCCCTTATTTTATGCTTCATTGTTTTCGTCTTCATCGCTTTCTTCCAACTTTGCAAGTGCAGCTTTTTCCATTGCTGCATCAAAGTGCCAAGTTTTCGAAAAAGCATCGTAACGGTGTGTTTCGTTAATAGCTAACAATACTATACGTATCTGTCGAGCTACTACGACCATTTCTTCCATATCAGATGCTTGTGCGAATGAAGAGAAAAAACATAGAGCCGCGATGGCCAGTTTTTTCATTTCAGTCCTCTGTTAGCAATTGTTTTCCAATGGGAATTTTGCGAGGACGCTTTTCTTCTGGAAGTTCTACTTTCAGGTCAATGACTAGTAGACCATTCTTGAAGTCAGCTCCATCCACTACAACGTGTTCGGACAGACGGAACGTTCGTGTGAATCTCTTTGTAGAGACTCCTTTGTGCAGGTATTCTACATCACTTTTAGGCGGTTCACCTTTGATGATGAGTATCCCCTCCTTCAACTCTACTTCAATCTCGTCCTTCCCGTAGCCAGCTAAAGCTAGTTCGATACTATACTCTGTCTCACTGTGCTTGACTACGTTGTGCCTCGGGTATGTATTATCACCAACTTGTTGCAGCTTAGTGATCTCATCCCAGAGGTGGTCGAATCCGATAAAGCTAGAGGTAGGGAACGTAAAATGTTTAGTCGTAACCATAGTGGTTTTCTCCTTTTTTATTAAGCAAGAATTATGTGACCCGATTATCGGCATCACGCACCTATTTATAAAGGTGCCTCGTTTGGCGACGAGGTGAGGCAGACCTCGCGGGATTAGGCAGCTAGTGCGAAATCACCGTAGTAGTTGTCATCGTTTGCAACTATTTTTGTTTGACCCTGTTTAACGTCAGCATCATTGACGATTCTCCACTTGCTTTCAGTCGCCCGTCGAATCCATTACGCCCCCATCATAAGCTGACTCTGAAACTTGGGAGTCTATCTCCAAGTACAACCCAACACTAGACCCATGTAAGATTGCGAGTCAGCTTATGGTGGAGGCGGGCGGAGTCGAACCGCCGTCCGCACTTCCTAATACAAGCTTCATCGAATTAGTTATTTATTTTTTCGTAGTAATCTCTTTCACATTTACCACTACAAAACTTAGCGAAGATAATGACTGCAGTAAACAGCTTACCACATCCTTCACACTTACGCTTCTCCGCCACTCTTAAGAGCCTCCAAAATATTTTGTGGTGATGTCTCTCCGTAGGGATCATCTTTAGCGTTATGTGCTCGCCCGGGTTCTTCGAACCATTCAGTTACCTCGCCATTTTTTACGACCATTGCGTAGCGCCATGATCTCTGACCAAAACTAAGATTATCTTTCGATACGATCATATTCATGCCGATTGTAAAAAGACCAGATCCATCAGGAATGAGTTTCACGTTTTCAAGATTATTGGCCTTACCCCATGCATTCATAACAAAGCTGTCGTTTACTGATAGACAATAGATATCGTCAATTCCTAGTTCATAAAACTCAGGTGCTAAACGTTCAAAATCTGGTAATTGGAATGTTGAGCACGTCGGTGTAAATGCACCGGGCAAAGAAAAAACTAAAACATTACGACCTTTGAAGATCATATCAGTTGTAAGTTCTTCCCATCGATATGGATTGTCACCTTCTATTGAATCATCTCTTACACGAGTATTGAATATAAGAGTTGGAACGGTCATTCCCTTCATGTTTTTCTCCTATCTACGCATGCGCGAGATATCTTCAGCATGCTGTTGATCTATAACTGGTACTGCATTTGATTTGTGCATCGTAGCGATGCCTTTGACAAGTGTGCCTGTATACTTTTGAGGTTCGACTCTAGCTGTCGTGCCTGTCATATCGGCTGACTTATATATAACACCTTCATCACGGCGCGGTGGTGCCGCTTTGGTTTGCATTGGTTTAAATGCTGGCTTATACTTGCCATACACTTCACCCTTAGCCTTTTTAGCTTTGCGCTTTCGGCCGTGCATATCATATGAAAGAGTGTTAGTGAACATCATACCCATAATAAATCTCCATTTGACTGGAGTCTAT